TCTATAAGACTTTTGTTATGTTTAACCTTGACTTGCTTCATATTATTCTGCTGCAAATGTTATATAACCTGCAGATTCAAATGTAAATGAATAAGTCGCTTCACCATTAAACTCTCCTGCAAACTCCATACTTGCAATCATAAAAGCACCTGTATAAGTTCCTAAATCAGGTATTCTGAATTGAAAGTTTTTAAATGCTGCTGCTTGTGTAGATGTACCATCAGATGTAGGTTGTTGTGCTTGGAATGAAGTTCTTACAAGTGCTTCTGCTGTAGAATCAGTAAAAACTCCTGAGCCACTAACTGAAATACTGTTTACTCCTGCACCAGCTAATAAAGTTCTAGTGCCAAGACTATCTTTATTAGTTATATCTACTGCTTCATCATTAAGAGTTATTGATGTTGACCTAAGACCACCAATAGTTACAAAAGTAGAACCACTAGTGTTAATCTTCATTAAGACATCTTTACCTTTCTGTGCTGCCATATTTTTCTCCTATAAAATTAGTTTGTGCCTAATATTATTGCTCGGAATCGCATGACTCCATGTCTAGTAACACCATCTGTGTCTCTCATTATGTCACTAAATTCAAATCTTAAATTAATCAGATTAAATCCAGTAACGCTTAGATTACTATCATGCAATAAATCGTGTATCTTGTCCATTATTTCCTTAGTTTCTTTACTACCTTTATATTGTGACCAAATGTGTATATTTATTGTGTATTCACCACCATTTAGGTCAACTGTGCTGTAATCTATAGCAGTTTCTTCACCTAAAGTAATAAAAGGGTAGCTATTACCCTCAATAACTTCATCATATACACCACATGCAAGTGTAGATGTAATCGCACTTACATTTAATGCTGAATATACAGCACTTTGTAATTGAAATTGTCCTATACTCATTTTAGAACACCTTTTTTAAACATAGCGTGTATTTTTCTACGATTTTGTTCTAATGCAGGTTGCATAAAAGGTCTTTCTGTCATTTGTGTCGTACCAAATTCTAAATGTGCAGAATAAGGTGCTGCTGATATTACTTGACCCACAACGCTACCATCGGCTTTTTTATCTACATTCATAGAAATTTGACTTACTAAAAAACCTGTATCACTTGCTGGTGGTTGATTTGGAGCAGATGCTCTATGACTTCTTCTCGGTTCATACTTTTCATACAACCTACCTGTGCCACCTTTAGTAATACTTTCTTTTGCTGTGTTTTGCACCATAAGTGTTGCTCTTGTAACATAAGCTTTTACTTTATTATCTTGTAGCTTTTTATTAAGTTTTTTGTTAAAAGCATCTAAGTTTTTTATTTTTAGGTCAACACTCATATTGCTACACCTTCAGCACATAAAAGTTTTAGAAATCTTGACCTTTCATCTACATTTATAATTCCTTTTATATCAAATAACCTACTACCAAAAGTTATTCTGTGATTAGTAGATATATTGTCCATGTGACGAATTGTAACCTCGTGTGTGACCTTTTCTTGCACTATCCCTTGTCTATAGGTGCTATCGGCTTTTAGTGGTTTAATATTAGCGTAAATAAAAGTTACTGGTGTGTAAGATTGTGATAAACCACCACCTGCATCACGAGTATTGGTAGCAGTTTCTACTTTAACTCTAAAACGCATTTTGCCAATAGAGTTAGACATTTATCCAAGTGCCATTAAGGAAGAAGAACCTAATCCTCTGTGTACTACATAAGGTGCGTATAAGCTTCTTAACATAGGTGGATAAGGTAACTTAGCATCATACATATCTCCTCTATGTTCATATAAGTATGCTATGTGTTGTAATATGCCTAATCTTAAAGGTTCAGGCACATTATATTGTGATGTATAACCTGCAACATACTTAACCTCTATTGCATTAGCTACTCTAAGTGCTGTAGGAAAAGTCTCTCCTGTTCTTAATACTATTCTTGCTGGTTCTCTTGCACTATCTAAATAATATTTAGAAGCTGCAAATACAGTTTCTGTATCAGAATCATCAAATGTTTTAACATGGGTTACAGATACAACTGGACTTCTTGGCAATACTACATAGTTTTTATAATAATTTAAGTATGGTCCAGTCCTCATACCTTCCCATAATGGGTCATCTACATCTTCAAATGCATCTAAAAACAATGTAAGGGTTTGTGTCATTAATGCTCTACCAGTATGTTCCTCACAAAACCTTCTAGCTGTTTCTATAAAAGGTCTTATAATTCTTTCATCTGTAGAATCATCAACTCGTAGATATTCTTTAACTTCCTGCAAAGTTACAGGTTCTTGTGTTGGTGCTACGCTTACTACTAATCCTGCCATTAGTAAAATACTCCAATAATCTGTGCAGCTATAATTAGAGCATACAAACCCCATATCTGTTGCTCCATACGAATAAATCGTTTAGAGCCTGATTCCATTCGCCTTTCTATATTTTCATAACGTAAGGCACAAATTTGTTCGTGAAGTTCAAGTTTGCTTGTATCAGTTGGGTTTTTTGTCTCCGTCATTAGCACTTTCTTCCTCATCTTCCATTGGTTCAGGAAGATTATCTTTTAGTTGTTCCATGTAATGTGCTATAAGTATATCTGCTTTTTCCACTTCAAAGTTTGCGTTTGCAATAATATCATTTTTGCCTTTTTGCACGATAGTCAATTTGTTATAAATTAGCTTACTATCATCAGACATATCATCTAATAGATATTGTTTACTTACATCAACATCATCAACTTTTTCAGTCATAGTAAGAACTTGTGGTTCTTCAATGACTTTTTCATCTTTAGCTTCTGCCATAATTAATTCTCCTAATTAAAAGTCTTAGTCTATCACTATATTTAATATCTTGCTATCTAAGTTACTATTCAGCAATAGTTTTGGTCACACTTGTGGGTGTAATATTTTCAGCTATTTTAGCATCAAGTGCTGCTTTCATTGATGTTACTGTATCAGAGGTCAATGCTGTTTCTACCCAGCCTTGTACATCAGCATTAGTGAGACTTGACCAGTTTTTAAAACTAGATAAATCATCTGTACTCACAGCTTGTGTTCCGTATGAACTGGCTGTCCAGTTATTACCATCGCTGTCTTTATTAGTGTCATCAGTAGCTGTAAGTCTCCAATGTACGTTATAAACCACATTTGATTTACCGCTTTTTGTTGGGTATGTATCACAAGTTTTACAATCCCATTCATAAGATATTGCCATAATTATTCTCCTGTTATTATTAATTAACTATTATCAGTTATATATTTTTTACCTGTTGCAATAGCTGCAACATGAGTAGTTTTTTTACTATCTGCTGCTCCTTTTACATCAGGTGTGTCATCATCACTATCAATAGGTGCATATTCTAAAATAATTTCTAAATGGTCTACATTTCTTTGAACCATCTCGTTTATTTCAGTTTGTGTCATACCTTCAACGTTCCAACTTCCAGCTTTTACGCCATCAATTAGGTTTACGCTATCTGTGCCTGCTGTCAGGACTTCTGTTACTGTTGCCATATCATTCTCCTTTTAAAGTTTTTATTTCGGCTTTTAATTCATCTACTTGCGTAGATAGTTCTTTCACTGCATTAATAAGAGGAAAAACAAACATATCTTCTGAAATCATTTGTGTTCCATCTTTTTCTTCAGACCAACCTGCGAAAGTATTTACACCAACTTTATCAAGTGCTGTTTTAACTTCTTGGGCTAACATACCATGTTGTCTTATGTCAGTATCTTTTTCATATTTAGTTCTAATTTCTTCAGGTACATCTTTTTGTTTTTTCCAATTATATGTTACTGGTCTTAATTCATTAATAAAAGTTAATCCTAAATTATCTGTTTCTATATTTTCTTTCAATCTTGCATCAGAACTATGTGTCCAAGTAGCATTTGAAGAAAATGTATTATGAATAAAATTACTACCTACTCCAATTCTTATTTGATTATTTGTCGTTAAAGTTAAACTACCTCCTATACCTAATCTTGAAGCACCAGTTGCAGAATCAGAGTCAACATTTTTACCTATAGCTGTATTGTCTGAACCTGTTGTAATTGTATCTAAACAACCAAAACCAACTGCTGTGTTATCAGCACCTGTCGTGTTTGCTAATAAAGCTAATCTTCCTACAGCTGTATTATTAGATGCTGTAGTGTTTGCTCCCAAAGCAGCTGAACCAATCGCTACGTTATCACTTCCTGTTGTAGAAACAAATAAAGCTGCATCACCTATAGCAGTATTTCTTGTTCCTGTTGTGTTATTATTTAAAGCATTAGTACCTACTGCTGTATTACTAGCACCAGTTGTGTTGTCTGTTAAAGAATTATAACCTACAGACGTGTTAAAACTTGCTGTGGTATTAGCGGCTAAAGAATGTCTACCTATAGCTGTATTAGATGCTCCAGTAGTGTTTACTACCATTGAATGTTTACCTATAGCAGTGTTCCCAGCTGCTGTTGTGTTATTAGTTAGAGCAGCGTATCCAATAGCTGTGTTTTCATCTGCTGTAGTATTGGCATCAAGAGCTAAAGTTCCAACTGCTGTGTTTAAAGCACCTGTAGTGTTTGCTAATAAAGCAAAATAACCAACTGCGGTGTTGTTAGAAGCTGTAGTGTTACCTGATAAAGAACCATAACCAACTGCTGTATTTTGAGAACCTGTAGTATTTGCATCAAAGGCTACAGCTCCTACTACTGTGTTTTCTGAGCCTGTAGTGTTTGCTGCTGAAGAACTTTTACCAATTGATGTGTTGTTTGAAGCTGTTGTATTATCTCCTAAAGCATTATCGCCAATAGCTACATTGTTTGAACCTGTTGTATTAGCATCTAAAGAAGCATTACCTACAGCAGTATTTATAGCTCCTGTAGTATTAGCACCTAAAGATTGATAACCAACTGCTGTGTTACCACTTGCTGTAGTATTTGTTAGTAAAGATGCGTAACCTACTGCTGTATTATTTGATGCTGTTGTATTTGAAAGTAAAGCAACATGACCAAGGGCAGTATTGTTAGCACCTGTAGTATTAGTTACCAAAGCAGAAGAACCACAAGCAGTATTGTTAGATGCTGTCGTATTTGATAATAGTGCTGATTTACCAATAGCTGTATTAGAATTACCTGTTGTGTTTGCTGTTAAAGCTAAAGAACCAAGCGATGCGTTGTCAAAGCCTGTTGTGTTAGCTGTTAAAGAGCTTTTACCAACCGCAGTATTAT